GAATCACCAACAGTTTTATATTGTGATAAATAAGTATTTAAATTTCTTTTTGTTAATTCAGAAGCATTTATTAATTGTTGATTTATATTATAACTTAAAACGTATAAATCTAATACAGAAAAAGATTCACCCATTCCTGTATTGTTAACTTTTGTAGGTTCAACATATGCTTTGGCTATTCCTCCAAATTTAGAAGGCATAGCTAAAGATCTTACTAAATAATCATCTTGAGTTACATTTCGTAATTGAGATTGATAATTAGCTAATGTATTTTGTCTTATTTCTTGAATTGAATCTCCTGATTTTCCTCCTGATGCGGCTTCAATATTATTTACAATTACAGAAGTAATGATATTATTAGCGACAGATGTATTTAAATTACTATTTTTAAATAAAGGATTAGTTACTAATCTAGTTATACTATTTGACGGAACATTTGAGTTTATTCCTCCACCAGTTAAATATCTAACAGTCAAAGTTGTATTAACAGGAGCTGTACCATAAGTATTAGTATACATAAAGTTTGTTGGTGAATAACCAACTGTTAATTTATCTTTACCAAAAGGTAAACCAATACCTACATTATTAGGATTAGGAATTATTACTTCATCCGTATCGCCTGGGTTACCTGCTCCAAATTGGATTTGATAATTAGTGGCATCTAATAAACGGGTTGCAAACCTACGTTGAACTTTTTTTAATTGGAGAATATATGGAGTGTTATCTGTGTTAAAATTAGGGTCGTTTGGATTAGTATTTTTAATTGGATTTATTACTGTTTCTTGACCTAAATATTCAACTTCATACCAATTATTTCCTTCAGAATCTACAATATCTAAAATACCTATAATATTAGAAGCATTAATATTAACAGTAGGAAAGGGTTGATAACCACCAAAAGTAAAAGTTGTAGTGTTAATATTAGCTGAATATGCTTTTCTTGTCTTTTTTAAGAGGTAAAAAAGAGGTTCACCTCCAGAAATTTCATATACTGAAACTTCAGTAGGATCAAATGAACTGCTTTGAGAAAAATCAACAGGTTCTTCAATAATAAAATTTGTACCCCCTGAAGATACTGATGTATTTGAAGGTAAAGTTATTGAATAATCATAATCGGGTCTATTATTAGTTCCTGAACCTATAGCAGGTACTTGTTGATATATATCTATGTTTACAGTAGATACATTTGTTGCTTTAGGTTTGTAACCTAACATATAAGCTAAATCAAATATATTAGTTACTTGTCTTGAATATTGTAAAAAGGTTTCTTGGATTTGATTATCTAAATAAAATGATAAAACATCACCTACATAAGCAGCCATTTCCATAAACATCATACCTGGTGAGGCAGGTGTGAAATCATTATAGGTGTCTGGAAAGTATGTTTTTGAATATTCTATTAGAGTATTCCTTAAACTTGGAAAATCTCTATTTAGATAATTAATATTTCTTGTTATATTAGCCATTATAGTATGAATGTTATTTGATCATTTATTGCGAAATTTTTTACAGAATAATAAAGTTCTATTTGTAATTGATTACTATCCTCAAAACCATATATTTCTAATTTATTAACAGTAATACTAGGAAAATATCTTTGAATATCTGTTTGAATTATATTTTCTAAATTAGAATAAGTTTGGTTATTTAATTGTTCAAAAATATATGATCGTATATTAGAACCAAAAAAAGGATTAAATACTCTTTCTCCTTTATTTGTTAAAAAGTAATTTAAAAGATTTGATTTAATTTGTTCTTGAGTGGTAAAAGTTGGTCTAAAAACATCATCAGCATTGAAAGGAATACTTACCCCTATAGCTCTTTGAGGTCTTAAAGAACTAGTTACTTCAATAGGATATTTTTGTATAGCGCCAAATGCCATTATTTACCCATTAAACTCATTATTTGATCTAGTCCAACTTGTCCTTCAGGTAAAGCTCCATTAACAGTGTCAACTGATTTTGGTTGGAAATTGCCTGCGTAAGCAGAATTTACTGTTCCTCCGTTTTGCATTTCTTCTAAAATACCTCCAAACATTGCTTGTCTTTCAGCAGGGGTTAGTTTTCTAGGTGATTCAATATGTGGTTGAGCATAAGTTCCTTTTGATTCTGTTACGGTACCAAAACCATTACCAGCAGGAACCATTTTAGGAGTTTTAATAGCTTCCAATAGAATGTCTTTCAATTCTTCTTGAATAGCTTCTTTTACAGCTTCCTTAATAATTTTTTTAAAATCTGATGGTTTCATTATTTATAAATATTAAAATTAGTATCCTTTTAAATTATCTCTGTCAATTATTAATTTAAGTTCATTAAGTAAAACTTCAGGAGTTGAAGTGAATGAATATTCTGTAGCTGTTACAATAATTCCTTGATTATTTTTAGCAACAGCTCGTTTTTGTACTATATTAGAATTATATTGTTTTTCTTCTATTTCTAAACTAAAATCATTATATGAAGAATTATTAGTTTGAGTATTATTTTCTATAAATTGTTGAACAAATACAGTAGCTAAAGTATCATTATTAACTTCTTCTAAAGTAGCATTGGGGGTACATTTTTTTAAAAAAGTATCTACATTATTTAAAGCTGAAATAAATGTTTTTAAAGAAGTTGCTGTTAAAGCTACTGAAATAGAAGCAGCTTCTAAATTTGTTTTTATGGGATTTAATTTAGAATTTCCTAAATCATCAAATCTTAAAGTATCTAAAGCTTCATTAGCAGCATTAATAGCACTAACAACAGGTCCAGGTACAACTGGAAGAGCAGCTGCTGATAATGATAAAGTTGTTTTTATGTTTTTAATAACAGTAGCAGTGGCTATTAATGTTCCTAAAAATCCAGAAGTTATACCTATTGATGTTGTTAATAAATTTAAATTTTTTTGTTTTTTATTTAATTCATTTACTAGATTATTTCTTGTATCAAGTATTTTTTGAACTTGATTCTCACTTAAACAAGCTTCATCCGGTTTGGGTAGTTTTGATATTATACTTTCTAAAGCAGGAGTTAATTTTGTTTTAATTTCTTGACCTTTATTTAATATTAAAGTTTTTATTTTAGCTATTCCCTTTTCTTTAAAAGAATCAGGTAAAGAAGATTTTAATGTTCCAATATCTATTCCAGCCATTATAAAGTTTTACTTATTTTTGATTTTGTTTGAGTTTCTAATCTATTTTTAATACTTACTAACTCAGGTAATAATTGGGTAGCAGCAGGACTAACTAAAGGACCACCAGTAGGAGTGACGCTTATTAAAGCTTGAGTTAAACTAATTAATTCTGTTAATAAATCAGATAATATTTGTATAGTAGTATCTCCTTTTAAAACAGATTCAGTAGCATCTTTACCACCTAATAAAACTTCTTTAGATTGAATTACTGATTTTGGAGCATCTATATTAACACTTTCTACAGCATTTAATCCGACTGATTTTTTAGAAGATAATAATATATGATCTTGGGATGAATTAAATACTATTCTTGATGAATTAATTATTGCTTGAGGTGAAATATATTCACCAATAGATATAGGTTTAGTAGTATAACTATTATAAGATGCTGTTGCTGGGGTAAGATTAATTTGTTGGGTACTAGTTAAATAAATAGATCCTGAATCTAAATTAATATTTTCAATTATAGGAACCCAAGGATCTATATTTTGTTGATATTGACCATTTCTAATAATAATAATAGGATCTCCATTTTTACCTGTATTAGACCATGTGTTATTAGGTATACCATTTGTAACAGTAGAACCAAATCTAATACTATTACCCCATCTGCCTTCTAAAATATAATCTCCTTCATAAGGTTGAAGAGTTCTAAGATCTAATCTTTCTTGAAAAGTATAACCTAAATCAATTTCTGTACTACCATCAGTTACATGTCTAACAACACCTGTCTCTACTGTTGGATAATCTTGTTTTTGATAATCAGGAACTTGATTAGTAAAAATTTCATCAGGAATAGCATTATGGTGATTACTGTTCCACACATTAATAGGAGCAAAATAATAATAAGTAAGAGCGCCAGGATTTTTGTTAATGTCTGTAGAAGGTAATCCTATTATATAAACTAATTCATTTATTAAAGGATAATATTTTTGAAAAGGAAATAAAGGTCTAGCTATATTCTTTTGTGAAATTTTATTAGAAGCAGGATTACTAAAAAATATAAAACCAATAGAGGCGTCTCCACCATTTTCTTCATATCCTTCATCAGAAGAACATAAAATAATTCCATTAACTCTGGCTGAAAATATAGGAGAACCTGCTGTAGATTTTCTATTTGATCCAGCTGGGGTGGATTTATTTAATATGTTACTAAATCCTTCTTCCATTAACTATTTCCTTTCAAATCATTCATAGCCGATAATAGTTGTTCTTTTTCTTCATCAGAAATAGTAAGTGAACCATCAGCAGCTTGTGTTTGCATAGCACGTTGTGCTAACGCAGCCATTTTAATTAAAATATCATCATTTTTAACACTTATTTCCATGTATTCCTTAATTAAAGGAACTACTAAGGTAGCATCCCCTATTTCATTAATAAGGGGTTTTAATTCATTTATAAGGGCAGTAACCTGTTGATCTTTTTTCTTTTGGTTATTGTAAATTTCCTCTAAAATATCAGAAAACTTCTTTTTACCAAAAATTATGTTGTTGAATTGTGACATAAATATACAATATTAGTTTATTATAAATATTAAAACTAAAACTTTGCATAACCATGTTCTAAATAAAATAGATAGCCTTTTTTAAATATATCGTATAACTGATTAGCTATTTTTGTAATTTTAGGAGTTTTAACATCAATTTGTTCACGTATGTAAATGTAAAGAGCTTTTTTATTAAAAATATCTAAATTTTCTCTTTTACGAAACAATTCTAGAATGGCATCTGCTATTTGAGCGTCGTATTCTTTAGGAAATAATTCAAATATATTCTCCGTACAATACTCAACATAATCATCTATAAACATAGATAAACGTTCATTATACGGTGATTCTTCCATGTCGTATGAATGTTTTTCATCTTCTTCAATTGATTCTATAGTAACATTATCAACACGTTTTTTATAATTTTTCTGATTTGATAATATTAGATAACGTTTAGCAATAGTTCCAAAATAAGAATATGCTTTAGTACCTTTTGTTTGGTCGTAAAGATGAATTTTGGATAATAAAAAAGTAATTACTTCATGTTGTAAATCTTCAATATTTTTTACTTCGGTATAATAAAATTTAAATGTATGAATGATATTTTCGGTTAACTTAAAGAAAGCATAATGAATTTTATCATTATAAATTCTACTTTTTAGTTCTGAGTTGGTGGTATTATTATATAACACAATAGAATCTTCAGTATCTTGAGTAAAATACTGTACATTCTTTTTCTTCTTTTTCACTACCGCTTCTTCCATTATTTAAGTTCTTTAATGATAAAGGCATTCAAAATAGTTTGAATACTTTTAATTTGTTCAAATACAAAACCTACTTCATCATCGGCTTTAAATGAGCCTCTGTGATCTACTTCTTTTAGTTTTTTGTCCGCTATCTCAATAGTGTCTGAGATTTTATTTAGGTAGGACATATATCCTGCTAAAATATCTTCTTGTTTTTCATTTTTTCTAAGAAGATTAAAGGTCGTGTACCCTAAGGTCACGACCAATATTGAAAGAATTATAATTGTTAATATCATAAATTATCTAATAGGCTTTTAAGTCCCTCACTTTTCACGCTACTTAAGGCTTTTGTTTTAATAGCTTGATTAGTGGTGGATGATTTTTTATCCAAGATAAATGGTTTCTTTTTATTTTCCAAGTCACCTTGCAATTTTGGTAACCATTCTCTTTCAAACTCAATACGAGCAGCCATCAAATCAGCCTGGTGAACAATATAAGGTAATGAAGTGCGAGGCTTTTGTTCTGGAATATAAGATACTAAATATTTTTTATTTGCTTCATCATATAAACCATCATGGGTCTGAATAGTAATCATTTCATTAAATGTATACTGAATACCATGTGATTGAAGTAAAAATAATCCTCTATCAGGAACTGAAGCAAATGGAACTTTAGTATTAAACATATAATCTTCACCCAGTTTTTCTTTTCTCCAATTATCTGTCTGAGGAATATATGATTCTTCTTCTTCAGAACCCATTTTACCTAGGTCATGATTTAGAGCTGAGAATACTAATTCTTCTTTAGTGTAAGTGGTAGTATCAGCACCCATTGTAGCCCATAAATCATGTAGGTGAAGAGCACAAGTAATTACTCTGTTAACGTGTTCTACATAACCGCCTGGGAATGCATTATGGTATTCTTTTTTATGAGCGGCTGGCATTAACATCAAACGTTCACTGTATTTTTCATAAAACGCTTTTAATACCTCTTTACGTGGGGATGAAATATGGTCTTCAATAAAGCCAATCAATCTCATCCAGTTTTGTTGGATTTGTTCTGCTGTTAAGTTCATAAATTAATATTGATTAATCTCTCCTGGTCCTAGTGGTTCTTGTTGTACGAATGCTTTAGCATCGTTAATATTATCCCTTAGTTCTTGAATAATTTCTTCTACTACCACCCAGTTATTTTGTCGTAACGCGAACTGTAATTTCTCAATCCCCCCTTCTACCCTCTCCATTCGTCTCATTATTATTTCTCTGTTTTTCATATTTTTTTCTTATCCCGTAATCGGAATATAACATTAAAATAAATGAACTCCAAACTTAGGTCAAAAGGAGTTTTACAAAATCGAGATTCTTTTTGAGATGTGAGCATTTTTCATATTCTTCACACTCCTGGAAGTAAAGAATTGACATTTCTAAAACCTCTTTTAAAGAATCATCAACAAAATTATATAAAGCCTCCTGACATACTCTATCTTCAGGGTTTACTTTTTCAATAAACTCCCAAGCTTTTGAAAATACAATAAAATCTCCAGCTTTATTTACATCATCAATATCTAATTTTTCATCAGACTTATTAAAGAAATCAAGTAACTGTTTATTAAATATTTGGTGATTTTGAAGTAATTTTTTAAACATTCCAACCCAAAATAAAGGATGATTTTTATAATCTTTTAATAAAATATCATCATGTTGAACTCTCTCCTTTAAAGGTTTAGGTTCTTCATTATCAAATAATCCGAATATTTTATTGACGTCCATTGTTTATAGTGCGTGTATAGTTGTTTATATTATATATAAACATATATTAATTAATTTACATATATTTCATTTATTTATAAAGATAGTTTACTATAGGCGTTTATAGTGACTTTAACATATCAATTAATTTATGATGAGGGTAAACATCTACTTTATCTGGTCTTACAGAACAGTGAGTAAATACTCCTTTTTCACCTTTAAAAGCTCTTGGGGTTAAATCCCATATATCTTCGTTGTATGTTAAAGGAATATTGTAAACACTTCCCCAATATACTAAAAGTTTTCTTGTAGATTCTATTTGAGCATCTGTATAATTATGATAATATTTGTATCCTCTAAATGGAATTGATAATTCATATACTTGATCTGTTGGGATTTCTCTATTTACATAATTGTAAAATTTACCATTTTTTAAAGTTAACTGACCCCAACTACAGATTTCAATACCAATAGAGAATTTATCTAATTCTTTATAAGGTAATTTCATGGCTTGGAAGTAATTTGTTTTTACTCCTAAATGATAAGCCCAAAATTTAGAAGAATAACCTTGAACTATTTCTCCATCAATTGTATTTTTACCTATACCTGATATTGAAACACAAGTACCTATTCTACCTGCATCATTTACCCACCCAGCAAATACACCTTTTGCATCAGAATTACCTGCTGTATGGTGTAAATAAATTTGACTTTTTTCAAAAATATCTTGAAAATATTGGTTTTGAGGAAAAGATATTAAAGTGGTTTTTGGTGCAACTGTCATTATATTTCTGGATTATTTATTGGTTTTGATTTAGGAGCAAATTTTTCAATTACAGTCCCAAACACAGTAGCTATAGTAATATATTCTACAGCATTAACTGCTACTTCTTTATGTTCATTTTTAGCAGTAAACATGAAAACAACTAATGATATAAATCCAATAGTGCCTAATACTCTTTTATGGGAAGTTCCTTCTTGATTTGAGAACATATTTTTAAAAAATTGACTCATGATTATAAATATTATTAGAACAAAAAAACCTGTCTTTTGGACAGGTTTAATTTTTTGTGGACCATACAGGACTTGAACCTATGACCTTCTCATTATGAGTGAGCTGCTCTAACCAACTGAGCTAAAAGTCCAATAAATAAGAATTCTTTAACGGGTTTAACTTAAATTATTTAATTGCCTCCTTTTTAGACTGAAGCTTGTCAATACGAGAATCTATATAAGATATAATTTCTCTTTTTTGTTCTTCTAATTGAAGATTAATCATTTCCTCTTTTTGTAATATTACATCATGTATTCTATGAATACAATCTGAATTATCTCTGTTTTGCCAATCAAAAGACTGTTGAGTACTCTTTAAATTTTCTCTTAGTTTTGCAATCTTAACCATACCAATAATGATAACTACAACTGTAATCACAGCTATCACTGAAAGTATGCCTAAAATAAATGATGTTATTTCCATTTTTTTATTCCTTTCTTTTTTAATATGTCAAAGAATTCTTATTTGTATTCCCAATTGGATTCGAACCAATAACCTACTGCTTAGTCGGCTTTAAAACGCTGAGATTATACGTTTATGTGTTAGATCTTTTGTTGGATTATTGTTTCCCTTCTTATCCACAAGCTTTTGACTTGTATTCTAACAATGCCGGTTTTTAAGTGAACCACTCTTTAAGTCACATGTTTGGACTACTCTCATTTTACTTATTCTACTCAACTCTGCCGAGCTGATTAGCACTTGCGGTGCTATAGACCTTTCAAACAAATCACTATTGGCTTGCGACCTCTAGTGGCAATGAACGACTCATTACTATGTAGGCATCTTTCGTCCGTGACTGGTAAGCACTCTTGCTTTGAATTTTTGAATTTTGCATTCCTAATTGCAAAGTTTTTTTGACGTGGATGATTGAAAGTAGTGGCTTACCTTTTAGCTTCCTCACCTTTTGAGCGAGAAAATACTAAACTACTCTCTGAGATATCCCTACCTCCATATTTTAAGATTACTTCATGTTATGGTTCTGGGTAGAACCCAAACAAGGTAAATAACAGCACCACCTGTACATCTACATGCCTTTCGGCTTTAAGTATCCTCTGATATTGAAAAACGCAATAGTACAACTGGATGGAAGTATTTTTTGCATTGTTTCTACAAGTTATTCTTATTGTTCTTCCGAACTCAACCTAACGACCCACATCGCTAAGTCATCTAATCATTTCATTACGGCGTTGCCCTCACTACTTCAGATTAAATGATATCTCGCTTGCCTACTCGAGTTTCTTTCGAAACCGCAAATTGTCTTTGTCTGTACAATTCACTTTATCCCACTTTCGTGGTTTATTTAACGACCATAGGCTGCCGATATCTTTTTATTCAACTTACGTTGAAATGGATATCTAATAATTTTAAGAACGTTTTTTTATTATATCATAAATATAACAAAAATTTTTGAAAAAACCAAATTTAAGTAAAAAAATTTGTTTCTTCTTTTTGTACTGCTGGCCGGGATCGAACCGGCACGACCTTTTATGGTCACAAGATTTTAAGTCTTGCGTGTCTACCTATTCCACCACAACAGCATATTTTTTACTTGGTTTTATAATAATCCAAGTCCCATTCATCTGCTCCTGCTTGTAGACATTCTAGAAGAGATGCTTGAGGAAATTGTTCTTTATGTTTAAAAGCTGACCAAACAACTTCTAACTGTAAACCAACTTCATCTGAAAGAGACAATATTTGGTCACATTTTATATTAAAAATTGCTTCTTGGTCTGCTAATTTTTCCAAATCGTCCATGATATAAATATATAAACTTTTTTTTAAAATTCCAAGCTAA